TCATTTTAATCTATCACGAACCGTTTTTAAAAGTGAATCGATATTGTAATCTGGAATGTTTCTGATAGTACGTTTTTTACTTCCGAACATCTTTTTCATTTCTAAGTAAAGGATTCCGGTATTCATAAGAGAAACTCCAAATGGGCCTTGAATAATATCGAAGTCTACACTTTTAATGTCTTTATATTTAACCACTTCCGTTTCAGCTCCTCCGAATAATCCACCTTTCATCATTACGAAGTATAGGTTATGTTCACCGACCACAATAAAGCCTGTTTTCGTTAGTTTAGGATCAGCAACTTCAAAAGCATATATCTTTTCTCCAGACTTCATAACCTTTTTTAATGTATCAAAAGCATATTCATAAAATTTTCGTTCTGTCTTAGGAAGTTCTTTCGATATATCCACCATTTCCGCAAGTGTTACTGGAAAATCTATAACGCCAAATCGTTCATCAAGTTTAGTGTATTTACTTGCCATTAAAATCCGCTCCTATATATAAGATTTCTGAACCAAGCATAACAAATCTAGTTACAACTACCTTGTCACATTTTGCCGAAAGGAAATAAAAAAAGAGAGCCTCGGCTCTCACTGGGTAAATTGGTCAAATTATGCGCGTTTTACTGCCTTTATTTCATCTTTATAATTTTTTGTGATTAATTAATAAAGAACTATAAAAAGAGGTAAACATTTTTAATATCTGTTCAAAATAATGTATAGGGATAGAAAAACATTTAAATGATACAGTATTAATAACTAGAACTCACGTTCGTTTTTCGTGGTATAATATGGACATAAAAAAGAAGTCGCGTTCGTTTTCGTGCTTTCTGGGGAAATTCGTTTTTTTCTAATTTGAACAAAAATTAAATCATTGTGAATAGTTCACAAACTATTATGAAGAAAAAACAGGATGGGGGATTTAAAATGGAGGACTGCAAACAAGGAATTCAATTATTAATTGGTATGGCGAAAAAAGGGGACGAGCAAGCAATCCTGATTTTAAAGGAGATTGGCATTCTTTTAGATGAATGTGAAAAGGGAATGATTAAAAAAAAGGATAATTGTTAGCTGTAGCTATCAATCATCCTAATTATTTATTACCTTCTATATCTAAACCTGAAATTAAAGCTTTTATCTTCTTAATAGCGAATTCTTTCGTTTCCTCATCAAAACTTTCCATACGATTTATATAATGCTTAAGTTCTAACATAACATCTGATGCTGAAGATTCTTCATTATTTTTATTATCTGATAGCCCCATAATATAGTCAGTTGATACATTTGCTAAATTAGATATTTTTGAAACAGTTTCTCTAGATGGAGTCTTCTTCCCTGATTCGATATAAGATACCATCGGTTTACTGATATCTACGTTATCTGCAAATTGTTGCTGTGTATACCCGAGCGACATCCGTATCTCTTTTATTCTTTTCCCAATTATATTCTCCATAACGATCCCCTTTTTAATACCTTAGTATTACCAGATACATAAAATATAACAGAAAAGTTGACTCTAAGACAACTTGGTTTTTTTCTCCGGATATTTTTTATAGAAACGTGCTGACTTGTAGTTAACAAATTGATATTATAAAAGCATCGAAAGAAACAAGGGTGATGCTAATGACAAAACTTAATGCAGAACGTGCTAAAGAATTAAGGATATCACTCGGTTATACACAACAATTTGTGGCTGAACATCTCAGTTGTTCCAAAAGTGGTTATTGTTATATGGAACAAGGAAAAAGGCAACCGAGTTTAGAAAAATTAGGGAAATTATCAACATTATATAATGTGACAACTGATGAACTGTTAGAACAAAGTTAACTTAAGGTTGTCATTTTTTTAAAACATTTAGTTAACCTGATGTTAACATGATAGGAGGAACAAAAATGAATCAATTACAAAACTTTTCACATGATGCATTCGGCAAATTAGAAATTCTTATGAAAGATGGAAAAGAATACTTTCCTGCAACATACGTTGCAAATTTACTAGGATATGCAAATGCTACAGAGGCAATCAAGCGTCACTGTAAAACTGAGGGGGTCGCGTTTCACGAGGTCCCTACTACAAGCGGTGTCCAAAATAAGAAATTCATCAACGAACCCAACCTATACCGCTTAATCGTCAAATCAAAACTTACACAAGCGGAACAATTTGAAAAATGGGTGTTTGAAGAAGTACTTCCTTCTATTAGAAAACACGGAGCATACATGACAGATCAAGCGCTGGAACAAGCGGTAACTAATCCAGACTTCATGATTGGTCTACTCACTAACTTAAAAGAAGAACAAGCAAAACGAATTGAAGCTGAACGAAAAGTATTGCAGCAACAACCACTTGTAACATTCGCTGAAGCAGTGCAAGTGTCAACGAACTTAATCAGTGTAAAGCAATTAGCAAATCTAATGAGGCAAAAAGGAATTGATACAGGTCAAAACAGATTGTTCGAATGGTTGAGAGAAAATGGATACCTTTGCAAGAAAAAAGGAAGTCTGTACAACACACCAACACAGTATTCAATGGATTTAGGATTGTTTGAATCACAAGAATACGTAAGAACAAATAGTAAAGGCGAATTCGAAACGAAGTTCACGCCAAAAGTTACAGGGAAAGGTCAGTTTTACTTCATTAACAAGTTTCTTGGTAAGGAGGCGATGTAAATGTACGACAATCCAATATCACTTTTCATCCTGGCGTTAACGATATGCAGCTTAATATCACTAGTAGTTTTGTTGGACAAGCCTATCAAACGGTGGACGAAGGATGTGAAGTGATGACAAAAGAGCAACGAGATGAATACGAACGAGAGAAAATCTTGTGGATCATAAAGGATTTAAGAGCTAGGGAAGTACATAACAGCGCAGATAAGGTTGAGGAAACATACAAGTATATAACTCTAGCTAAATAGGGACGAGCCTTGATTGTGAAGGCTCAAGGCTCATAAGGGTAAAGTCAAATTATCAACTTTATAAATCAATAATACCACAATTTTACAAAAATGACAGGCCTTTGCTTGTCGAAATATTCGGGAACCTAATGGTATCCCCCACCTATTAAATGGGTTCCTGGATATTTCGATGCGCAAAGCATCAAGAAAGGGGAATTTAGATGATTAAAAACGTTATGACAGATGAAGAATTAGCATCCTTAGAAATCTATCTTTCTACCTTAAAAAAAGAGTTCAATATTAAATCGGATGAGCTTTGTGAAATGCATGAGGAAATTAAAAAAATAGAGTTTGAACTGAAAAATCAAAAGATTTTAAGTGCAGCGTTTGATGAGGTTTTTGCTAAAAACGAGCACTAAAAAAGCCCGTACAGAAGCACGAGCCAGTTGTAACACATATCGGTAACTAAATTTTAACAGATTTGTAGATTTGTTACTACCGAAAACATGGAAAAACGACCCATTGGGAGACAGGTCGTTTTAGAAAAGTCGATCACGAAGTTATGCGTTTATTGTACCACATCGACTTTTCCTAGTAAAGGGAGGAAAAGGAAATGATTGAAAACCCGCTATTAAATGGTAATCATTACGATTCATCAACAAGAGACTTCATTGAAGAATGCGCAGGTTGCTTCGGTGAGATCTATTACGGTGAAAGTTGCTTAGATTTCGGCGGCGATTACCTACACGCAGAAACAGATTGTATTACTCAATATGTAAAGTCTCATTCTACAGAGAAAGTGGCAGGTGAATAAGATGGGCCTACAAAACAAAATCGAAATGGAAATTCAAATTCTTATGAGTTTAATAGAACGCTACAAGCAAAGTAATGAGCCAGGAGCTTTATCAATGGTTGTTGCTTATGAATACGGATTACAGGCGCTTATGGGAGTGTATGAAGCAAGTCAGCAAGAAGAGGTGATTCTGTTTTGAAACGAACGATAAATGAATTGCAAAAGTCTCTTAAAGTAGAAAAACGTAAATTAAGTGATTACGAGTTTAAGTTAAAAAATCTAAAAGAACATGAGATTTCACTTCGTGAAGGTATAGCAGATGTGAAATTAACAATCGCTGATATAGAAGAAACACTTTCAACTTTAGAAATCATGACAGAAGGAGCTGAAGCATAGTGAATAGAAGCGAATCGATTGTTGAACTGGCAAAAGCATTAGTGAAGTTCAATTCAGAAGTTAACAAGATTGCTAAGGATGCAGACAACCCTTTCTTTAAAAACAATTATGCAACATTAGACACGATTATAGATGAAATTAGACCAATCCTTTCTAAAAACGGATTAAGCATTATGCAAATACCAAGCGGAGACGGACAGAACGTCACTTTAAAAACACTATTAATACATGAGAGTGGTGAATGGTTAGAAAGTGATGAGCTAACAATGAAGCCGGTAAAAAACGATCCGCAAGCAGTAGGGAGTTGTATCACATATGCTCGTCGATATTCATTAGCAGCATTTCTTAGCTTGAACACAGGTGAAGATGATGATGGTAACAGCGCTACTTACGGAAAAGGTAACAAGCCTAATCAGAAGAGTAATAGTGGACAAGCTCCAAATAAACCACAAGGAAACAGTGGCGGTGGCGGAAATGGTAAAGCATCAGAGAAACAAATGAAGATGATAAACGCAAAAATAGCACATGTAGCGGTTATTTCTAAAGCCGAGAGACAAACAATCGAGGATACATTAAAAAGCAAAATTGGAACGGATAGTTTAACGGATATTAGTCCACAGATTGCTTCTAAAGCAATAGAAACGCTAATCGGATGGGAAGATCAGTACAAAAAAGTTAACTAAGGAGATGAAGCCATGTTTGACCAACAAAAAACAAGTAAAGTCGTCCTTCCTTCATGGTGCTGGAAGGGCGCACGAAGCAAAAGTGAAGTAATACGGAATGCGGAAAAGTACATTACCCCGAAACGCTATCCGGGTTACACGATATTGGATGTTGAAGAAGACTTTGCGATATGCGAACGGGAGGAAATGTGATGTTCCAGGTAACAGTAAAACGCGGATCAATGAAAGCTATTTTGCAAGCAGTACGTGACTTAGAAGCAAGAGGTTATGACTATGTGACTCCAATCAGACCAGTTTATAAAACACGAAAAGACTTTTTATATAACGAAAACAAGAATATCAAGGGTGGATATAAGTTTGGCGGAATGGAAGAATACGTATCCTATGAATGGCGCATGGAGAAGGTGAACTAAATGGCAGATGTTAAATGGATAAAACTCTCTACTAGCATGTTTGAGGATGAAAAGATTCGATTGATTGAAAGTTTGCCAGATGCAGATACACTACTAATCATTTGGATTAAATTGTTGTCTCAAGCAGGAAGAACGAATGCCAATGGTTACATTTTCTTGAGTGAAAACATTCCTTTTACAGAAGAAATGCTTTCAACACTTTTTAATAGACCAATAGCAACTGTGAGACTTGCACTACAAACGTTCAAACAGTTCGGGATGATTGATATCACAGATGACCAATACATATGCATCTCGAATTGGGAGAAACATCAAAACGTTGATGGATTAGATAAAATCCGTGAACAAAACCGATTGCGTAAGCAAAAACAAAGAAAGAAAGAAAAACAGTTTCTACTAGGGGATGACATGGGTACATGTACCTATTGCGGAAATGCAGCAAACACACTAGACCATCTAATTCCTAAATCTCATGGCGGATTGGATACTCAAGAAAATTGCGTAGCGTGTTGCAAACGATGTAATGAAATGAAAACAAATCGTCCTTTAGAAGTCTTCCTTAATGAATGTTTACTGTTAGGAACTCCAGTGTTGGATCTGAAGTCAGTTTTAAATAACAAGAAAATCATGAGTTTAGTTGACTATCAAGACGGAAAATTTTTACGTCCCGTGACAGGTCCCGTGACACGTCACGGTAGTCACGCAACAGATATAGAAGAAGATAAAGAATTAGATAAAGAAAAAGATAAAAAGAAGAAAGAAAAACCTTCCCGTCACAAGTTTGAAACTTGCGACACCAACGGGGCTAAGTATTTATTTGAAAAAATTAAGGGTAATAATCCTAAACAAAAAGAGCCTAACTTCGATACTTGGTCTAATGACTTTAGGTTGATGCGTGAAAAGGATAACCGTGAACTACAAGAGATTAAAGATGTTATTGATTGGTGCCAAGCAGATCCATTCTGGCAAGGAAACATCTTGTCTCCTAAAAAGCTACGTGAAAAGTTTGATCAGCTAACAATCCAAATGAACTCTAAAAAGGGAGCGAAGAACAATGCAGAGAGCGGCACTGGCAATACCAACCGATATAGCCAAAAAGGTGAATATGACTATGGATTCTGATGTTTGTGATACGCATGGCATGAATAAGATGAAGTTTGGTGGACAAGTTGTGTGCCCTCGATGCTTCCTTGAAAACGAAAGTAAGAAGCTCCAGGAACAAGAACAGGCGAAATATGATGCGGATAAAGCGAATGAGAAGAAGTTCTTATTCCATCAACAAAGTATGATTGCAGATTCCAACATTAAGAAAGCTAACTTTGAAAACTATCAACCTACTAGCGAGGAAGGAGCGAAGAACCTTGAAATCGCAAAGGTCATCGCAACGGATTATCTCAATGAGAAGGTGTTCAATACGATCATGGCCGGGAATTGCGGAGCAGGGAAAACACATCTTGCTTATGCTATCGCAGATCAGCTTGCAGGTGCAGGGATATCAGTTGTCTTCGTTACAGTTGGCGAATTACTACGGAAGATTAAAAGTACATTCAATAAAGCTTCCTCCTTAACTGAGGATTCAATCATACGGACGTTAGTACGAGCAGATGTCTTGATAGTTGATGACTTAGGAGCGGAATTAGGAGCGCTAGACGCAAATACAAAAGCAACAAACTTCATTAATAGGGTGTTATTCGATGTTTTCGATGGAAGGCAAGGTAAATCTACTATCTTTACTACAAACCTTACAGGAGAGCGTTTAGAGGGCGCATATGATGAGCGGATTGTATCACGTATCTTCAATAACTTTAGAGCAATTGTTTTCAAAGATACAAAGGATTTCAGAAGAAAAGCATTACCATTCTAAGGAGGAATTAAGATGTGTGCATGTGAAGGAACGGGAGTAATCAGGAACGACCAAGGGAACGGCTGTTATCAATTTGCGCCATGTATTTGCTCGGCAGGGAATCGGACACCTGAGGAAGTCGATAGAAAGCGCGAGGAAGTAATGGCAAGGTTGGAAATAGCTTATCAAATGCAGATGCAAGAGAAAGTCGGAATAGGAGCATGAAACAGCTAACACTTGAGGATGTAGTGGGGAGCTTCGACTATAGAGCAAAGAGCACGGCGGATAAGTTCTTGCAGCGTAATACAAGCGTCATGACGTACTCGGTAGAGTTTTATGACAAGGACGAAAAATGGAAACTGCGCTGGTTTGAAGCGAAGTCAGAGAGCGAAGCCACAGGAATGGCTAAAGAGAAATATGGACGGATACAGGTTATTAGGACTTACATTTCAGATAGATCGTTAGCTGAAATTATGGCATTGGATTAAGAAAGGGGAATGGGTATGAAATACTTTGAATTTGATAAACAAGAATATTGGGCGTTAATTGCGGCGGAAAGTGAGAAAAAGGCGTACGAGGTTTATCATACTGAAGTAGCAGGAGCTACGATTGCAGATGTTATGGCAGAAGGAAAGCCGGAAGAACTTAAAAAGCCTACAGCTTTCGCGAAATATATAACTGCGACTATAAAATACGGTGATAAAGAATTTTTTGAAGCGACTTGCGATTTTCATTCAAGCGAAAATAAAACATTACTAATTGATTCGTCACTAGCATAAAAGAGCAGCTAGCAAAAGCTAACTACTCAGTCCAAGGAGTAGGGAGAAAAAATTTAGGTACTACAAAAATGAATTATGGCTATTCACAAGCCTATCTATAGAGTGACCAAGATTTAGAATTTTATTCAAAAAAGTAAAAAGAGCAGCTAGCAAAAGCTAACTGCCTCTTGTACACAAATACATTTATAGGGAAACAGCAATATGTAACTTTAAGTTACATTTATAGTATAAACAGGATTAGGAATATTATGCAGATTAAAAAAGAGCACTGTATATAAGTGCCCTTGAGAGGTAGGCGTAATACCAATCATAATCAGTATTAATATACGCTTAATATAATTAAAATGTGAAAAAAGCAGCTAGCAAAAGCTAACTGCTCAGCCCTCGGGGAAAGGGAGAAAGAATATTACAGAGGTCACTGTGAATTCAAGCTGTATCAGCCCATTTATAGTATTGGACAAAATTTAGAATTTTATTCGGACAAACTCAAAAAGAGCAGCTAGCAAAAGCTAACTGCCCGCCCTCAGGGAAAGGGGAAAAGCCTAATATCACAGATGAGAATCTGGATGTAAGTATAGTATGATCGAGGTTTTGAATTTTATTTAAACAACCAAAAGAACAGCTAGCTAAAGCTAACTGCTCTCTCGGGATGGGAACTCAGGTTGCTGGAGGCTCATTTAAATGAGTTATGGCTATCGCCTATATACATTATATACAGAATATTGAGATTTATTCAGGGGATGAGGAAATGATTAATGAATTGAAAGTAGGAAATGTATTCCCATTTTGGGTACCAGTTAACTTAGGGTTTGCATAATCTATACAAAGAGTCGAAGGTGAATACCTAGGAAAACACAATGGGGTGTTTCAAAAGATTATGTAGGAAGCATTCCATATTAGAAGGAAGTGAGGAAACAAGTTGTTTAAGCGCAAAAAGAAGACAGGCCGTATTAATAGTAGAAAAACAGTCGTACTAGGAATTGAGTTTGATAGTAAAACAGAAGCAGAGTATTACCTGTTCTTAAAGAGTAACCCTGAGGTTGTTGAGATTAAGCTACAACCTCAGTACATGCTCCTTGAAGGGTTTTATATTACTACACGAGATGGTAAACGGAAGAAGCGAAGAGATTGGAAATTCACAGCAGATTTCTTAGTTACTTATAAGGATGGAACACAGGAAGTGATTGATGTCAAAGGTTATGCTAACGATCGCTTTCCATATATGAAGAAGATGTTTGAATACCGATATAAGCAGGAGTTAGTTGTTGTTATGAAGGACAAACAGAAAGGTTGGATAAGAAAATAAAGGGGCTGAATAGATGATTCTAAGATACAAGGGTATAAGAGAATTCATGCTGTATAGAAAAGAACCAGGTTTTGGGAGTAATCAGTATGTTTGGATATTCGATGTATTTAAGTATCACGAGCTAATGCAACATTTTAAGGATGGATGGGTAATCCATGATGAGGATAAACAAATAGAAGCATTCAATAGAACAACAGCTTAATGGATAACGGAACGATGATGAGTAGATTGGTGGGGGCTACTTTACTAAGCATCGTTCCCTTATTCAGAAGATAGGTATTAAAATTTCACATACCTAATGTGAGTGTAAAAACTAAAATTCGAAATAGGGGGATTCCAACTTGGAACAATTATCTTTATTACCAGAAATCGATGATAAAAAGGTGCAGAAAGAGGTCGTGAGCATCTTGAAAGAATACAGAGCGCTGAAAATGCGATTCAATAATGAAGTGGAACAAGAAGGAATCAGTCTGTTTCCAGAATTACGTGATTCGAGAGTAACAAGTAGGATGAAGGTGCAACAAATCGAAAAGGCATTAAACAATATCCTAGATGATGATGAAAGAAACATCATTACTATGAAGTTCTTAGATAATAAACCAGTGAAAGATGCATTCGTACAAAATGAATTGATGATGAAGAACTCATACTTTTATGAGAAGAAGAAAAGTGCTATTAAATTGATTGCTACTACATTAGGAATCATTTGAAAATGGCAGAGAAAACGCAGAGATATAGCGTATTTTTTGGGGAGTTTTTGCAAATGGAATCAACGGTACGATTATCTCATGAAGGTTCTTTGAAAAGAGAATACGCTTCATGGGATAGCGTGCCCATTATAATTACGTTACTCGGTGACGCGGAGGCTAGAGGGAATAAGAGCTTCTCGAAAATATTTTGTATTTATCATTCAGCTTAGGAGTCGTCCCCTAGGTTGATAATAAATATAATACTAGATGCCATGTTTATGATTTCTACATTTGAAAATGGAAATGGGTGATGGTTCATATGATTGAATGAATCGCACATTTCAAAAACTGTAGTACAAGAACAAAATCTTCGTCGATTTGAACGGCATTACACTTTCTAGTGATTACTGCGAATTTTCACCAGGCAGAGAGCTTCCGCTCTTTGTTTGAGCAAATATGAGGCAGTTCCCCCTCTGTCACCTCCACATGTTTGTTCACGCAAGAAGCGGAAACTTCTTGATACAAATCATTTTCATGGGTTGAAAATGATGTCTACGGACGTAAAACGAGGAGAGCTTTCGCTCTTTTCTCAGCCACTGACGTAAAGCGCGTAGCTTAGATGATAATTGCGGTGATCGAGAAAAGAATGAGAGTAATCTTATTCTTGAATTGATTCATTTCGAAATTCCCCTTTCGTGAATGTTCCTCTCCTATCCCTTTGGAAAGCTGTCACTTCGGTGATAGCTTCTTATTTATTTGAACAAAAGGATAATTATGGTTCTTGTTGAATAAATAGATTGGGAAAGGTGGGGAAATTATGCAATACGTAGAAATGTTGAAAGAATTAGCGATTGGAGGAATATATACCGAAAAACAAATTTCTAATTTGTTATGCAATAATAGAAAAGAATTAACTATTTTATGCGATTCTGTATCAAAATTCGGTGAATCTGAAACAGAAAGATTTCAAGTGATGGGTAAATATGAAATATACGTTCATAGAAATAAAGGTTACTCCTATCATGTACCATCAAGAAAGACAATGGTTTATGTTATAGAAAAGATTTAAAAGCATCCATAACGGTTGCTTTTTTCGTTGTTATATGGAAATTACATAATAAGCATCTTTAAAGGTTGTATTAGGTATAGTTAGGATTGAACATCATATAATGATACAGAACGGTTTCCAACATGTTACCCCATCGATTTTTACGAGAGAGCACTTAACTTGGGGGAGTGCTCTCTTTCGTTTGCACATAAGGAAGTTCTCGACATACAATATCGGGTCAACATAAATACACCATTACTCACATAAAGAGCTCTATCCCTATTTATAGAGCTCTTTTAGTTGCACCTTTTGAGATGGACAAGCATATATTGTAGTGTAGGATATCCTCTCTCAAGTCCTATTCGATACTCATTGAAAAATCCTACAAATTCGGGCATCTACTGATGTGGATGCTCTCTTTTTATGCACGATTTGAATAAGACAAGCATATACTGCTTGTACCTCATTAACTTTAGTAACCTTAACTTTCGTTAACGAGATTCTCATAATCCTTTAAAGGGCGCTCGCGGAAACGGGTGCTCTTTTTATTTTGAACACAATGGACATTTGAATAGGAAGTGATGAGATGTTTTGGTTAGGAGGACTTACAGGATATCTTGTAGGTACGCTTTTTACTTTATTGGTGATTTACTTCGGATATCGGATTGGTGAGATGAGTCGGTATTGAAGGAAATGGAGCAGTCGAACGCGATAATGGATGATAAGGGGTGAAGGGATGAGCAAAGAAGAAATGATTCAATTCATCATCGAAGGTGGAAAAGAGTTCGGAGAAGATTACACTCTTAAAGGATTAGAGAAGATGTCTGATGAGGAATTGAAGAAACAAGTTGAATGGGTGGATTATCTGTTGGGTAAGTAATCCTAACAAAACAAACAACACAACGAACGAAAATAGAGGAGGAATGCAGTGGTGAAAATGCTGTACTTCGAAATTGATAACGGAGAGTGTGTACCTGCGTATACTTGTTTGCCATCGTATAGGGCAAAAATTACAGGTTCAAAAATCCATTCTATTGAAACTTGCTTTAACGTGTCCAATATCGCCCGAAATGGTTACGATTGGTTTCTGAATAATGTCGAAGAAGAAAACGAAAGTTGGACAACGAAACACCTGCATTTAATGAGAAGTTTAAAACGACTAGCGTTAAGTCAATCGATACGTCATCAATTTAAATATTCTAATTTCGAACCATCTAATCATAGGTTCCCATTCGTCTTTGTTTGGATTAAAGACAAGAAATTCACGAAGGCGTATTTTGAGTAAATTCGAACAAAAATATAGATAGTTAACAAAATGCATGGTGATTCTGCAATCTCTTTAAAATCAAGACTTTGAATGTATACTTTTGGTACTGTTTTTTGTTAAAACAGCTAAAATGCTATGAATTCAATAAAATCAATGTTTTGAATGTAAACTAATGGGTAAAAGTTTACATTCGCACGAACAATTTAAACGATGAATTATTAAGTAGCGAATCCGCTGCTTTTTTTATTTTATAAAGAAAAAAAGCCCTGAATAGGACTATATGATTTTCTTCATGCCACAATGACGGCATTCTCTTAAGAAGATGAAATTTTTAATGGAACTTTTGAATGCGGAATTACCGCAATTATCACAGCGACCGCTAATTTTATCAGGATGTTCTGTGTATGTGTATATTTTGCTTAAATCGTATTTTTGTTCATGTTCTTTATTTTCCATTCGTTTCACCTGCATATCAATCTGAATTAAAACAACTTAATCATAATGACATGAAGTGTTCACGTAGTGGATGCTTTTTATTTTGTAAAAAGAACCTGCAAAACTGCAGATTCTCCTGATAATGATTTATCTAAGTAAGACCCGAAAATATAATACAATAATTCGAAAATGAGTTCAAGTGAATAAAAAGAACCCGCTAGAGTTCGGGTCCTTTTCAGAAGTGATGATGTTTTCTCGGCTTAGGAACTGAGAAAATACAAAAATATAATACAATGAGTTTTAGAGAATTTCAATACTTAATTTAGGAATTACCAGAAGGAGGAGTTAGAGAAATGAAACTAAGCAAACAAGAACAAACAGTTATTATGGGACAGTTAATAAATAATGTTATCGGTTTGGATTTAGTAAAACAACACATTGATCCACAGAAATTAGAAAAGGCTATAGCTATGCATAATGAAATAAGTGATGATATGACACCAAAGCAAACGAGAGAGTCGCTAATTTGTGTGTTAGATAAAACAATTGATGAATTCCTAAAAGCTTAAACAAAAAACTATTAGAGCATTTGTAGCAAAGAGGTGGTGGTCGTGGCACGACAACGTAGCCCGGACAGAGACAAAGCATTTGAAATATATAAAGCAAGTAAAGGTGAGAAGCCATTAATTGATATCGCGGCAGAGTTAAACCTCAAGCCTTCGCAAATCAGAAAGTGGAAATCACAGGACAAATGGGATGAACAAATGAATGGTAACGTTACTATTGCGAAAAGGAGCGTTACTAATGTTAAAAATCCCAAAACAAAAGAAAAACTAAAAGAGATTTTAGAGGATGAAGAGCTGACCGAAAAGGAACGGCTCTTTTGTTTGTATTACGTAAAATACTTCAATGGTACGCAAGCTGCTATAAAGAGTGGGTACGCCAAAGAGAGCGCGCATGTACAGAGTAGTAGGTTATTACGAAGAGAACGAGTTTCTTCCTATATAAAGGAACTCAAAGGTGAGTTAGTTGAGAATGTATTTGTAGAAGCGATGGATGTATTGAAAGAGTACATTAAGATTGCTTTTGCTGATATTACTAATTACATTACCTTCGGTCAAAAGGAAATTGAAGTAGAAGTTGGAGAGAATACAACTACAGATGAAGATGGTAATGAAATTACTGAAACTATTACAGAAGCTCGAATGGTCAATTATGTTGATTTACAAGATCATGAGATGGTTGATGGTTCAATTATCACAGAAGTGAAGCAGGGACGTGATGGTGTTTCCATTAAGCTCGCTGATAAGATGAAAGCTTTAGATAAACTGGCGCAGTACTTCGATTTAGTTCCTGACAACTTCAAACGTCAAATTGAAGAAGAGCGACATCGTATGCAGATGGAAGTTCAAAAGGTACATGTTGAGAAGACGAAAGCCGAAATCAAAGAGCTTACAGACGACAATAGTAACGGTAATAAAGTTATCATTGTAAACGATAAGGAAGCCATGAGGAAGGCGATGGAAAATGACCAAGACAGTTAATATCATGGATGTGATGAACGTCAATTTCTATTCGTTATGGCTTGCAGAACAGTCGCATATCGTTGCAAAAGGCGGCCGTTCTTCAATGAAATCATCAGTTATTTCTATGAAACTTATAACAGACTTCTTAGAGGATGAGCAGGGCAATGTAGTTTGCTTGAGGAAAGTCGGTAAATACCTTTCCACTTCTATATATGAGCAAATCAAATGGGCTATTTATATGCTCGGTGTTGAGGGTGAGTTTTATTTCGGTAAATCTCCATTGATCATTAGGCATAAGAAAACCAATACAGCATTTTACTTCTATGGCTGCGACGATCCATTAAAACTTAAATCTGCAAAGATAGCCAAGGGATACGTAATGTCTTTATGGTTTGAGGAAGCAGCAGAGTTCGCTGGTGTAGAGGATATTGATATTGTTGAGGATACTTTCATTCGTCAAGAAATCGAAGGTAAAGAGGTAAAGGTTTACTTCTCTTATAACCCGCCAAGAAATCCGTACAGTTGGATTAATGAGTGGTTGGATAGCAAAGCAGGAGACGATGATTACTTCATTCATCATTCTACTTACATGGATGATAAAAAAGGATTCTTATCTCAGCAGATGATTAGAAAGATTGAGAAGTATAAGGTTCATGACTTGGATTATTGGCGATGGATGTATGGTGGAGAAGTCATTGGTTTAGGTGATATGGTCTACAATATGAATCATATTCAAGAAATTGATGAACTTCCAAAAGATGATGATATTATTCTTATTGATACTACATCCGACACAGGGCATCAGGTATCTGCTACTACTCATTTAGCGCTTGCTTTCACTAAGAAGAGAAACGTTATCTTGCTAGATACCTATTACTATAGCCCTGCTAATAAAGTAGTCAAAAAAGCTCCAAGTGAACTATCTAAGGACTTAAAAGAATGGATGGATAGTATAGTCGAGATATATAAGAGGTATTTCGATAAACAAACTATCGATTCTGCAGAAGGTGCACTGCGCAACCAATTCTTTAAAGATTATGGTATTCGATTACATCCAGTAGCGAAGAAAAAGAAAATAGACATGATTGATAACGTCCAGGATCTAATGGCTCAAGGGCGTTTTTTCGTGTTAAATACAGAAAGAAATAAGATTTTTATAGAAGAACATAAGAAATACCAATGGGATGCAGATACCCTACAAAGTGACGATCCTAAGATTATAAAAGTAGACGACCACACGTGTGATGCATTCCAATACTACGTTAACGATAATTTATCAAAACTAGGATTAAAATATTAGGCGGTGAAAATATGTTCAGAAGCATCGTTGCAAAAGTGAGGGGGTGGCTATATAAAATGAATCTAATTCGCGGAGTTAAAAAAATAACAGATAAAAAAGATATACCTGTTAATGAAGAATCCTACAAACATATTGATATGTGGAAATCTCTATACGGTGGGTATTACAGTGAATGGCATGACGTTAAGTCCCATACGATTGAGGGGCAAAAAAGCAGGAAGATGGCATCGTTAAACATGGCAAAAGTCATATCACAGGAAATGGCTTCTCTTATCTTTAACGAGAAGTGCTCAATCAATATATCAGATAAAACACTCTCAGATGATATTAAGAATGTCCTAGATGACAATAACTTCATTAAAGAGTTTCAAAGGTATTTAGAGTACGCATTCGCTTTAGGTGGAATGGTTATTAAAGTTTACTGGGATGAAGGTATTAAACTTTCATATGTCACAGCAGACTGCTTCATTCCCGTCGCATGGGATAACAAACGTATAACTGAAGGTGTATTTGTGAATGAAGTCTCTAAAGGGGACAAGAAGTACACACTGCTTGAATGGCACTTAATGGAAGGTAAAGAACATGTCATAAAAAATGAGCTGTATGAGAGTAAGAATCAAGGTGATTTGGGTGTAAAAGTATCCTTATCCACTCTGTATCCTGAATTGGAAGAAGAAGTACGCATTGAGAACCTATCTAAGCCGATGTTTGTGTACTTCAAACCAAATACAGCTAACAATTTGGATTTAAACTCACCGCTTGGGATTTCTCTTTATGCTAACTCTTTACATGTGTTAAAGTCGCTCGATATTGCATTCGATAGTTTCCAACGTGAATTCGTGTTAGGGAAGAAGCGTATTATCGTTCCTACAAGTGCTATTAAAACAATTATCGATCCACTTAGTGGTGAAATGCATAGATATTTTGATTCGACCGATGAAGTTTATGAAGCAATGAACTTTGAAGACGGCATGGATAAAATCCAAGATGTATCAGTAGAGTTGCGTGTAGAAGAACATATTGCCTCTATAAATGCATTATTAAACTACTTATCTGCACAAATCGGTTTCTCCGCCGGCGCATTTAGTTTCGACGGACAAGGTGTTAAGACTGCAACAGAGGTTGTTAGTGAGAACTCCAAAACATTCAGAACGAAGCAGTCGCACGAAACGATTATAGAGGACGGAATCCGCGATTTAGTGGACATTATTATCGAAATCGCTGCTCTATATGATGAATTCGAGAGTACAGATGAATATGAAGTTACTGTTACTTTTGATGACTCTATAGCAGAGGACCAAACGGCAGAGATTAATAAGCAGGTAACGCTTGTTATGAATGGTTTAACAACTAAAAAACTAGCAATCATGAAGATTCATGGTGTTTCTGAAGAGGAAGCGAAGAAAATCGTAGAAGAAATCCAAAGCGAGAATAAGATGGTTATGCCTGAAGGAGTAGATTTCTTCGGTATGAACAACAAACAACAGAATAATAGTCCGGGAGATGAAGGGTAATGGCACTCCCTCCTAATATATTGCAGCAACTCTCTATGTTTGTAGTGGATATCTACAATGCGATTGAAGAAGAGTTGCTTTTAAACATGGCCAGAGTTCTCAAGTATGATATGGAACTGCTATTAACTGCAGAGGATTTCACAGAGTATCAGCATTGGCGCATTGTACAAATGAATAAGCTTGGTAAGTTAAATCAGCAGCAAATAAATACAATGTCCCGTTATAGTGGTAAAACAGCAGAGGAAGTCAGAAAGATGTTAGAAGCAGCTGGATTTACAGCAGTGGAACAACATGAATCGTTATACCAAGAAGCAGTGCAAGCAGGAATCCTAGCTGCCGCGCCAGCGATGTATACAAGTGCTGCGCTAATAGGAATCCTTAATGCTTATGAAAAACAGGCGTTAGAGACGTTTAACCTAATAAACACAACAATGCTTAAACAGTCTCAACAGGTTTATCTAGACATCTTAAATAAAACAGTAGGTAAAGTTCTTGGTGGTGTCATGACGGCGCAACAGGCATTAAGGCAGACTGTTTCCGAATGGGCGAATCGTGGAATCCCTGCTCTGATTGATAAAGCAGGAAAGCGATGGAGTACAGAAGGTTACGTTAACATGATAACTCGTTCTGTTAGTCAAAATGTAGCGAATGAAATGCAAATGACTCGCATGGATGAGTATGATGTGGACCTTATAGAAGTTAGCTCACACCTTGGAGCGAGACCACGCTGTGCTCCGTTTCAAGGTCGTATTTTTTCTAAAAGCGGTAAAAGCAAGCGATACCCTCCATTCTCCAGTACATCATATGGTGAAGCGGCAGGGCTATTAGGCGTGAATTGTAGACATGTTACTTATCCTTATATACAAGGAAAATCAACTAAGCGTTATGAGCCGTATGACGCTGCGGAGAATTCTAGAGTATATAAGGAAAGCCAGCAGCAAAGACACCTGGAACGGCGGATTAGAAAAGCGAAGAAAGAAGTAAAGGTTATGGAAGCGTTAGGTGATACAGAAGGCGTAAAAGAAGCAAAGAACAAGGTTTCGCAACGTCAAACCGCTATGAGGGAGTTCATCAATCAGACAAAGCGTAAACGTCAATATAACCGAGAACAAATTGTATAGGAGGAATGAACAATGAATTTCGGACAAGCTTTAGAAGCCTTAAAACAAGGCAAAAAGGTTACACGATCTATTTGGGGTGGTTATTGGTTTTTATCCAAAAATCCAGAGGTAAAAGAAGAACTGGATGCGGGGTATGTAAGAGGTTTTCAAACTCACGATATGATATTTGCTGTATTAAAAGATAATGGTGGGGTTGCTCCTGCTCAAGCGTACCAAGCTGATATGTTAGCAGAAGATTGGGAGATTGTTAAATAATGAAAAATACAGTAACGCAAGAAGATATTAATAGTATTTTAGAAAAGACTCATTGGACAATAGAGGAGTTTCATGGCAAATGTACTGTAGTTGTAGCAAAACTTCCAAATGGATTTATCCTAACTGAATCCAGTGCATGTGTAGATCCTGCTAATTACGATGTGAAAATTGGTGTTGAATGCTGTAAAGAGCGGATTATTAATAAGATTTGGGAACTAGAGGGTTATCGGTTACAAAGTAAGATACATGGTATCAAAGAATTTCAGAAGCAAGCGAAAGCAGCTAACTTACTTTCTGAAGAAAAAAATTAAGCAAACCGTAGAGGAAATGGATAAGAATTTAAAATAACTAGGAAGGTGACCAATAATATGCGTAAACCATTAAATTATAGATTGCGATTAAAAGAAAATGGAATGCAGTTCTTCTCTGAAGGAGGGGAAAATCCGCCAGTAACTCCACTGGAAGGAGGTGATCCAGGTGTAACGAATCCAGAAACTACACCACCAGCGAATCAAGAACCACCTGCGCAACAGCCAACTACTTTTACACAAGAGCAGATGGATGAAGTGAAACAAAAACAGGAAGCCGCGTTCTTGAAAAAGTTAGGTGTAGAGAATCTTGATCAACTGAAACAAACGGTTACTGATTGGAAAGCTCATCAAGAGTCGCAGAAAACAGAGCAAGAAAAGACAAATGAAAAGTTAACAACTTTCGAGACTCAGTTGAAAGAAAAAGATGAGTCTCTTTTTAATTCGCAAGCAGAAAACGCTGCGATTAAGTCAGGTATTACAGAAGAAAAGAACTTAAATGCAGTTATTACTCTAGCAAAAACGAAAGTTAGTGATGATGTAGACATTACGAAAGCTATCGAAATGGTAGTTGAAGAGTTTCCTCACTTTAAAGGTGTAGTGGAAGAACCGCCTGCTGATCCAGGTAAACCAAAGCCGACATTTTCTAATGGCCAACATCAACAAACTACAATGTCAGAATCTGATAAATGGTTTGCGGCGTTCGGAGTTAAAAAGCAATAGGTTTTGAATGAAGTCACTTTTATAGGTGGCTTTTTGTTTTGCAAAAAAATAAAAAAGAAAAGAGTGATTTATTAATGGCTACATTAAATTATGCTTCTCAATATCAAGAAGTACTTGTTCAAAAATTCGCACAAGGTTTAGCTTTTGGCGCTTTATACGCTACACCTAATAACGCGATTGTAAAATGGACAGGAGCGAAAACAATTCAGATCCCACGCATTAAAGTCGGTGGTTATACAGACGTTAACCGTGATTCAATGGGCAACTACACACGCCGCGTTGATAACTCTTTTGAACCTAAAACTTTAGGTCATGATCGTGAATTCCGTACTTTAGTTGATCCAGTAGACGTTGACGAAACAAACATGGCTGTTACTATCGCAAACATTACACACGTATTCAACGATGAAGAAGCAATTCCAGAGCATGATAAATACATGGCATCAAAGCTTTACGCTGAATTCACTGGAGCAGGGAAAACAGCTGATGTGACTGTACTTGATCCTGAAAGTTTCCTTAGTGTATTCGATCAAATGATGTTAGAAATGGATGAAGCAGAAGTGCCACAAACTGGACGTATTCTTTATATCACGCCGGCTATTAAAAAGATTGTAAAAGCCGCTAAAGATTTACAACGTCAATTAAATGTCGAAGGACCTAGTGAAAAATCAATCAACCGTGGCGTATATTCACTTGATGATGTAACAATTGTAACTGTTCCATCTTCTCGTATGAAAACAGCTTACAACTTCACTAATGGCGCTGTTCCTGATGCTGCTGCAAAACAAATTAACATGATCTTAATTCATCCATTGGCTGTAGTATCTCCGCAACAATATGAATTTGTTGATCTAGACACTCCAAGCGCATCAACAGGTGGCAAATACCTTTACTATGAGCGCAAATACTGGGATGTATTCATTTTAGGCGCTAAAGTTGATGGTGTTAAATTCAACATTACAGCATAAGAGAGGCTTTTATAGCTTCTCTTTTTTATTATGAAAGGATGATATATACATGAGTAACACAGTAAAAGTGCAACGATTGAACAAAGTATTACACATTGAAAAAGACTTCTTATCAAGCTATCTGAATGACGGGTTTGATCAGATCAGTGAAGAAGGAAAAATCATCAAACGTGCGACGGGTGGGCGAAATGTCACTGTATCAGAGCATAACGCCGCGCTTGATCGCATCGAAGAATTGGAAGTAGAGCTTGAATCATTAAAAGCCCCTAAAAAAGCAACTAAGTAGGTGATTACATGCCTTATATAGATGCAGATTACTATAATAACGATTATGAAGGAACTCCAGTTTCTGATGCAGTGTTATTAAATCGAATGATCAAAAGAGCCAGTGAACAGATAGATAGCATCATAGGTTATAAATTACAAGGAGTCGACTTTGATAAAGTTGCTCCTTTTATTCATGATCAAGTCAAAAAAGCTACTGCAGCACAAGTTGAATTTCTAGCTATTAATGGCATTACTTCTGCTACTGTAAGCGAAGGTGGCGGCGGTTTCTCTGTTGGCGCTTATTCTGAGAATGGAATGAGTGCAGGAGCAGCTGAAGCGCCATCTTACTATGATCGCTATGCGATTACTGTGCTTGATTACCTTAAACCTACAGGCTTACTTTATACGGGCGTGTGTGTGCATGGCTAAACCGATTCGTTTGTCATTGTTAATCCATACAGTCGAGTATTTGGAGTATAAGGGTGAAGACGATACCTGGGGCGGAAGTGATAACTACAAACCAGCTGTAACGATTGAAAGGGTTCGAATTGAACCTAAAAAAACAGTTGTTGTAAATGGTAATGGTGACAGTACTGTAATGCAAACACTATTATTTCATGATGCAGTACATTCGACACCTGTTACTTTCAAAGAGAAGTCAAAAGTCATATTTAACGGAAAAGAAATGACCGTTAGCAAAGTCAGTGACTTTTATGACAGAAGCAGATTACACCACATAGAGGTGTTGCTCGTATGATTCGATTGAATATCCAAATTGATACACCTGCAATTGAAGGGAAAGTAATGGAAACGGTTGATAAAGCGCAGTTCGCACTAGATCAGCAGGTGCTGAAAGATAGCAATTACTTTATCCCAAAAGATACTGGCGAGTTAGAGCGTTCCTCTATTCGTTTCAGTAGACCTGGAGAAGGTCATATTGAATGGAATACTCCTTACGCAAGGAGGCTCTATTACAACCCTCAGTACAATTTCTCTCATGACGTGAACCCTAATGCGATGGGGCTCTGGTTCGAAGAGGCAAAAGCTAGAAATGTAACGGATTGGGCAAGAATCGTAGAAAACGAGATTAAACGGAACTTATAGGAGGACGAACATGATATGGCTAATTGAATCGGTCAAGAAGCATTTAACCACTACTTTGCAGCCGAATATCCTATTTGCTCCTATAAAAGCCGATTTATTGGATATAGGAGTAAATGATACACCGCGAAAAAGTATTGCTATTAGAATGATTCCGTCAGCACTAGGAGAGCAATATTACGAAGGTGAAATCATCAACAAACAAATTCAAATTCTCGCAAAAAGTAGCAATCAACTGGAAGTAAACAACACAATGGAATTTATTACAAGAGAACTAAATAACGTTCATATGCGTGTCTTTAACGCAATTGACGATTCATACACACTAAGAAGGCTTAATGTATATGTGGAGCCTAATTTCATTGAGAAGACAGCAGCAAACGAGTATATATACACCGCACTTTTTTCTGCGGAATTAGAAATAGGAGGTAATTAATATATGGCATATCTATTGAACCATCTTTATAAATTTGAGATCAATGTGGGAACAACGGCTACTCCTAAGTGGGCTGTTATTGCTAAAGGTATCAAGTCAGTAGATCCCGATAATAACGAGGAAGTAGAAGAGGACTACTACTATGATGGTGGAGGCGCTTCTGAGCGTTCTGTTATTGGTTTCATGATGAGTTATTCCTTTGAAGGTCATCGTTCTTATGGAGATGAGGCTCAAGACTTTATCCTTAAGAAAGTTAACCAAATTGGAGACGCTCGTAAGACTGACTTTAGAGTGACTGAGCCAAACGGTGACAAATGGGAAGGTCCTTCAACTATCTCAGAGATCAAAGTTCCCGGAGGAGATGCGAATAGCAAGGGTGAGATTGAGTTTAATATTTCCTTTGACGGAGCTCCAGAATTTACAGAAAAAGGCGCAGCTTAATAGTTCCGCATTTCTCTTCCGTTCATGCTATCAATTACATTGAGAGGGAGCTTCGGTTCCCTCCTCAGTGATAGCTTTTTTAGAGTGATAAAAATAGTGAAAAATATGTTTTTAACTTATTCGAATAAATTAAAAATTGTCTCGACGGAGGCAAATACAAAAAACAAGGAGATAACCATAATGACAAATCAATTAGCTAAGCCAGAAGAAGTATATGAAGGTGTTTCAAAAATAGTAGAAAACAAGTTTCAATTTAACTTCGAGAAAACTTATAGAGAGATTGACGTAGCAGGGAAGCTTTACAAGGTGAGCTTTGATGATGAGTCAATGTTAAATAAAGTATCAAGAGGGATTTTTATCTTATGAGAAGAAAGCTAAGGATCTACAAAATGAAGCAATTGATTTCCGTGAAGCTTCTCCAGAGGTTCTACGCGCTATGAACTTACAGCAACGTGAGCTTATGAGTGAAGCTATCGAACTATTCTTAGGAGAAGATACATTCGAGGAGTTGTATGAGAAAGCAGGACGATCTCTTATGAATTTAGTTAGCTTAATCGACTACTTAACATCATTAGTGGAGTCAGAACTACGTGCTAAAGCTGGAAGTAACTTAGATGCATACTTAACAAACGTTAAGAAGTAGGTGATCACTTATGGGACCGAGATTCTCACTCACAGAGCGTAACGTAGATGTAATAACCTGGGGAGGCGTGGCTATTGAGCTAAACCTCTCCTATGATAATATCCTCGTTATGCTAAAGCTATTCGATGATAAAACGGTGCCTGATAAGAGTAAACCTCTAATAGCCCTCAATATGCTTGTAGTAGACCGCTCCTTACTAGCTCAACTCAACGGAGATCAACTTAATAAACTTCTCATTGATATCTTTAGAGCAAAGCTCAATATAGACCTTGATAAGAAAGAACGAGTCAATGAGATGACCAATAAGGATAACTCCACAGACGGAGCAGAAGAGGACGAGACATTCCAAGAGGTTCCTGTAGTTGATTTTACTATAGATGCTGAACGGATATACTCGTCCTTTTTGTATGATTACAAGCTAGATCTCATTGAGCAACAGGGAAAGCTCCTCTGGAATCAGTTTTTAGCATTGTTTAACAACTTATCAGAAGAGACTACTATGAAGACTGCTATTAAGTACCGCACTTGTGAAGTCCCTAAGAAGACCAAAGAAAATACTGACCAGGTGAAGGATATTAAGAAGAAAAAAGCCTTTTATGAGCTGCCACAAGCTAAAGAAATGAGGGAGGCTAGAGAGTTGAAAGCTTATGAGGACCGCATGAGACGTTACAAGGAAGCACGCAAGCAATTAGCTCAAGAAAACAAGGTTGTTAAACCTACAACAGATGATTAAGACCTCATAGCAGGGCTCCTGGAGACTCTTTAAATTAGACAAAAGGAGCGTGAATATATATGGCCGACGGAAGTGTAAAGATAGATGCCCGAATAGACAATTCTAATATACGTAGCGACGTAGAGAGAATAAATAGAGAGCTAGGTAGAATGGGTTCTAATATAAGCTCCGTAGCTCGGACTATACGAGATGCTTTCAATTCAGAGATAAACAATCTTGGAGGGAATGTAGGTTCAAATGTAAATGATATAAATGACCAACTAAGTAATATAGGTAGCAATGTAGGCTCGAACGTAGCAAACGTGAATGCTCAACTCAAAGAAATTGGGGCAGACATGACCACGATAGGACAAGCCGCTCGTAGGTTATTTGATGATGGGTTTAACCCTCTTGATAACGATGTACGGGGAGAGGTTACACAAGTAAATGAGGAGCTTATCCGTATTGGAGCAAACATACAGTCTATTGTGTCCCAGATCAATAGTGAATACCAGGCAGAGATAGACAGACTTAGCAGTATTACACGTACAGAAGTTACAGAAATCAACAATGAGATTAATCGTATCGGATCCAATATGGGAAACAACTCTAGAGAGATTACTCAGTCCTTTGGGTCAGACTTTGCTCGTATGAATAGCGATATTACAAGAGGATATACTCAAGTATCTGACGCTCATATGGCAATGATGAATGAAATGAAAGCTTATCAGCATCAAATGAAGGCTGGTATGTCTGGAGCTCGAGAGGCCCAAATAGAGGCTCAATACGGATACTTTGAGTTGATGCAATCCGCAGGTTCTTATACTGGCTCTGTAGATGACATGATCACCCGAATCAATGAGTTAGGAGCAGCTCAGAAGGCGGCAAACGATCAAGCTATAAACTCTAATAGGATGGCTCTAATGAGTATCTATCAGACTATAGGGACGCTCAATAACGCAAGCTCTACAGCTTCACGCTTTCAGAATAACCTTACTACAATGAATAACCCTCTATATAACACTAGTAGGCTAGCACTATCTGCAGTAGATTCATTGGACAGATTGGCACGCTCTGGAAGCCCTCAGCAGCTCGCTCTTGAGTTCTTAGGAGCAAATGCTTCTGTTAAGCAATACAATGACTTTATTCGGGACCTTGGCACTCAAATGATGGCTCTTCCTATTATCTTTGGATTAGCTGCTGCCGCTGCAACTAAGTTCTACGGATCACTTCATGGAAGAGCTATGGAGGAAAATACAAAGTACGCTGAAGCATTCAACAACATGTTAGAAAAGTTAGCTAAAGCTTTTGAGCCAATGGTCCAAGCGTTTGCTGCTGTAATGACTCCTATGTACAACTTTATTGCAAAACTAGCTGAGATGGTTATCCAATTCAATGAAGCTCATCCCGTATTAGCTAAATTCATACAAGGGATGATGATGCTTGTACCTGCTCTAATGGTAGTATTAACACCTTTAGCTCTAGGGATAGGATACTTTGCAGGATTAAGAGCTATCTTGTTTGCTATTAAACCCGTGATTATGCCAGTTATTACTGGATTAGCTATGATGTCACCAGTGGCTTGGGTATTAGCTGCAGCAATAGCAGGATTAGTAGTAGGATTCACTCGCTTGTGGAAGACTTCAGAGACTTTCCGAAATGGAGTAATGTCCATAGTTAGCGTGATTAAGCAATGGACTGCTTCTCTAGTTGAACTTGGAGGGCAAGCCTTAACCGCTTCTATGGCAGGATTGAAACAATTAGGAGCAAATGCTTTAGTGTTAGGTACAAACCTTGGAAATGCAGTTCTTTCAAGTAATGCCTTTAAAGTAGCCGTAGCAGGTATTCAAACTGTTGTGCAATCTATCTCAACGGCATTTGCATCTGCAATGATTCAAATAAATAGCTTTGGTCTAGTTTTAGTCAACTTAGGTAAGTACCTATGGAGTGTAATAGCTGTAGGGGATGTCATGAATGATTGGATAACTCATCTTCCAGTAGGCTTCCAGAACGCCGCTCTACTTATGGGAACTGCAGTAGAAGCTATCCGCACAACTATTATGTCTATGGTGGAAGCTATAAGGCTTGCTCTAGGTGGAGATACTTCACAACTAGGACAGATCTTTATGAATTTAATCCCATCCATTATAGCAATACTTGTTGGCGGACTCCCAGGGCTTCTAATCACTGCAGCTCGCTTCCTACCTACGATAGTAGAGGGGATAAACTCAATGTTTCCTATGTTGTTAACTACTATCACTACAGTAATTGACACAATGGTCAACTTAATAGTTACGTATCTTCCTAAGTTTATTGAGCAAGGTGTAGCAATACTTACAAAGGTCATTGAGGGAATACTACAAGTTTTACCAACAATTATTACTACTTTAGTGACTGTAGCTACTACGATGATAAACACTCTTATAAATACTGTAGGGACATTGCTTCCTCTTATTTTAGACGTAGGACTTAAGATTCTCATGACATTGATTGACGCTATTGTGAAGAACCTTCCTAAGATTGTAGATGCCGCCATAAATATAATGAATACATTAATTAATGCAGTAGTTACATTGCTTCCTCAGATTATAGAAGCAGGTATCAAAATCTTAATGGCTCTTATTGATGGGATAGTGAAGATCCTTCCTAAATTGGTCGATACGGCTATCATGCTTGTAAATAAAATTATTGAGATGATTATTACTAACCTTCCTAAAATATTAGATGCAGGTGTAAAAATCTTAATGGCTATCGTTGACGGAATCATAAAAATGCTTCCTAAGATTGTAGATGCTGCCGTTAAGATAATTACTCAACTTGTAAATATAATCATGCAGAATCTCCCTAAGATAATTGAGTCAGGTATTAAAATCTTAATGGCAATTATCAAAGGTATTATTCAAATTATGCCTCAGTTAGCTGCAGCGGCTCTAAAGATTATCTATGAAATAGCAAAGACTATCATTGCTAACCTTCCTCAGATACTCGCTGCAGGTGTGCAGATACTTTGGTCTCTTATTAAAGGTATCTATTCCGTGTTAAGTAGCTTGTGGAGCGCTATTACAGACAATGTTATCGGAGGAATTAAGAAATGTTTCTCTAATGCAGGCTCTATGCTCCTAAGTGCAGGTAAAGACATAGTACGAGGCTTAGCAGATGGAATTAGTGGAATGGCTTCTGATGCGATAAATGCAGCTAAAAAGATGGCCGGCAAAGTTAAAGAAGCGGTAGTTGGATTCTTTAAGATAAAATCTCCTTCCCGTGTAATGAAAGAAGTCGGTGGTTATGTCACTGAAGGTGTAGCCGTAGGGATTGAAGATAAGACTAGTGATGCAGTACGAGCTGCAGAGCTGATGTCTGATGCAGTATTGTCTGGATTCGAAGCGTTATCTGATGATATCGAACTAGGAAATATCTTAGGGAACGATAGCTTTAATGGAATCAATGTAGGGACCAGCAAAGACTTTAAGCTTCCTACAATGGATGAGGTTGTACAAGGTTCTGTAAAAATGGCTCCTACTGCATATGAGCGTATGAGTAGCTCTGTTAAGGCAGAGAAGGAAACTCGTAAGGTAGAAGCTCAAAATGGCTCTGACGAGAAGCAACCTACTTACATCATTATGGATAAAAAGGTTGTCGGTGAAGTTATCTCTGAGGACGTTGACAGTGCTAATAAGCGTAGAAGTAGCAGACTTGCACAGTTTAACCCTCAAGTTATGCCAGCTTTCTAGTATAAACTTACGAGCCTTCCCTCTGGGAGGGCTCAAATAAAAATAACTAAGGAGGATACTCACGTGACTAGCTTTAAATTCAACGGAATCAAAAAAGATTACCTGTTCATTTTGATGGGGTTTAACCGCTCTGCGTGGGCTCCTATTGAACGAGACATATTGACAGTGCCCGGACATCCTGGAGGGTATCACCTGCAGACTAACACGAAAGTACGAACTATCGAGGTCCCTGTCATCGTTAAAGCAAGAGACCAGGCGGATCTACAGAAGAAGAAGGAAGACTTAGCATGCTGGCTTATTCAAGATGAGCCAAAGGAGCTTATCTTTGACGATGAGGCAGACAGAACATATATGGCTATGCTAGACGGGGAGACAGACCTAGATGAACTTATCTTCAGAGGAAAAGGAACTATCCGCTTTGTATACCCAATGACTTATAAGCTAGGAGAAGTTAAAATGTCTAACTTATCTATTGTAGGCTCAGACTTAAAAGCGGTTATTCCTAACAAAGGAACTGTAGAGTCGAATCCTATCGTAGAAATTGAAGTGCTAAATAAGAGTCCCTTTATAGATATCTGGAACGGTGGCGATTATTTCCGTTTAGGTTATCCAACAGGACCAAAAACAAAGCTAGTAGCTCAAGAGGATAGGGTCATTTGGGACAAGATGGACAATTTAGGGAAATGAAATCCTCACAATGGGCCGCTTGGCTCACTATTTGAAGGAGCTGGAGCTATGGAGATAGCAGGGAGCGGACACGGTTTCCATCCTAGCACTTATGGACCTGTTAAAGAAAATACATGGTATGGTCCAATTCTTAAACAGTCTCTTCCTCCTGGAGGAGCTACAGACTTTAAAGTTGATATGAGACTTTCCTTTGACTCTCTTAGCTATGACAGAATGGGAACTATTATGCTTTTCTTATTAGATTCTAGTGATAGTATCGTAGCTCAATTAGGAATGAAGGACGAGTACGACACTTCTTCAATCACAAAAGCTTATACAGTCATAAATGATGGACCTGAAGAGAAAACGCTTATAGATGATACTGGAAGGACACCTGGCTCATTCACAGATTTTAGAGGACATGTGATGTTAACGCGAGAGGGAAATACTTGGACAGCTTATTCTGCTTTATATAAGAAAGGAACTTATCAAGATTATGAAACTATCATTGAAACCTGGAATGATGTCAACAAGTCCAATTCTGCCACTACTTCTATAGTCACTAAAGTAGCGATAGGAATCTTCAAATATGGGGATTACAGTCCATTAGATGCTATTTTTATAGAAGACTTAAAAGTGTATAAGAAGTTTAGTGTACCAGTAGATGCAACTCCCTATATTGTGGACCAGGGAGACACTGTAGTTGTAGATACTGAGAGAGCTCTTGTGACAGTTAACGGGAAAGATGCTATCAATATTAAAGAGTTATTTAGTGAATTTCCAGTTATCAATAGAGGAGAAAATGAAATAATCGTACGTCCTAAGAATATAGGGACTGCCAAAGTAACATACAGGGAGAGATACAGATAATGGGAAAAAGAAAAGGAGATCTTCACATAGTTGATTACATTACAAGACAAGTGATAGCTACTATACGTCCTCATGATTATATTGAGGACAAGCGTCACTGGGAAATAAAGAACTCCATTGATATATTAGATGTTAAATTACTTGAGAGCTCAAAATATATCCCTTATCTTCAACAGCAAAATATCATCTTGAAAGAAACGCGTCCAGGTATAATGACACCTTATGTGATTACCTCTGTAGAGAAGGATTCTGCTGCTAAGACAGTTACAATCCTTGCTAGTGGTGAATGGACCTTACTAGATGCTGACGGTTATATTGAACCTAAAAAGTTCGACTCTCTTAAAGCAGAAGAGTATATGAGAATAGCCCTTAAAGGGACTGACTGGGAAGTCGGTAAGGTAGAAGCAACAGGGACACGTACGCAATACATTAAAGAGTTTGTATCCCCTTTGAGACTTCTTAATTTAACCGCTACAGAGTTTAATCATTATGAGCTTCAATATAGGGTTACTATCCAGGGAGCTAGTATCAATAAAAGATACGTAGACTTAGTAGAAAAGCGTGGTAGATACACCGGGAAGGAAATCAATATAGGTAAGGACTTGCAAGGGATTACTCGTACAGAAAACTCTGACGGTGTAATTACTGCTCTAGTAGGTTACGTTACTGTCCAGGGAGCAAACGGTCAAGATGAGGTAATTACTGTAGCAGATATTAATAATGGCATTCCCTACGTGGTTGACGAGGAAGCTTTTCAACGTTGGAACATTAATGGTAAGCATCGCTTTGGGTTTTATACTCCAGAGACTGATAATCAAAATATGACTCCAGAGCGTTTAATGACTCTGACAAAGGCAGCTCTGAAGAAGCGAGTAGATACTAACTTAGTTTATGGAGTTGACGCTGTTTCGTTGGCTAGAGTAGCAGGGATGTCACATGAGGCAATAAATGAAGGTGACACTGTATACATTAAAGACAAGACGTTTAACCCTCCTTTATATCTAGAAGCTCGTGCGATTGCTGCAGACGAGTCTTTCAAGGATCCCCGTCAAGATAAAATCTATTTCGGTAACTATAGAGAGATAGAAGATGTAAATGATTCTCTCATGAAGGCTTATCAACGTATTTTATCTTCTCTGCAAGACAAAGTACCTGCAGAAGTATTTAAGCAGCTAGACGAAAAAGTAAATGGTCAGACTGATGCAATTGCAGAGGCAGGAGCTAAATCGGACCAGGCTCATGAAGATGCTAAAACTGCAAAGGATTTAGCTACAGAGATAGAAAGCAACATGAGTCAGATGCAAACGGCTATTATTGAGAGTCCTACTGCTCCTACAGATAAACTAGAAGCAGGGAAAACTCTATGGCTTGACTCAAGTGATTCTTCTGCTAAAATATTGAAACTCTGGAATGGTACTGACTGGGAGCCACTTGTTCCCGACACTGTAGGGATTACTACAGAGATTACGAATATTAAAGGTGAACTAAGTACAAAAGTTACCGAAACTCAGATGCAGGAATACATTGGAGAGTTAGGTGCTGATAACCTTTTATTGAATACTCAGTTTGTTAAAAAGAAAGTAAATGACTTTGGAGACGTTACCGAAGAGACTCCTTCCCTTGAGAGATGGAACCCTGACGCTAATGCTGTTGACAGAAAGATTACCGTAGATGAATCTAAGAGATACAAACAAAGTAGGTCGGTTAAGATTGAATCTACACATACAACAACTAATGTCTGGCATGGTATCTATCAAGATGTACCTGCTTATCAGAAACAAGGAAAGTTCCAATTCTCTGCTATGTTATACACTGAGGACAAATATGCTATCTCACTAGGTGCTGCATTTAAGGTAGAGTTCTTCAATGGGACGACTTCAGTAGGAGGATACAAGCAAGTTGAGTTCCAAGATAAGCTAGTAGATGGATAATGGACTAGATTCACTATAGATCATGACGCTCCAGATGCTCCAATCACTCATGCACGTATAGAAGTGTGGATTAGGAGAGCTGGTACTGTATGGGTAGCTGAGCCACAGTGTAACGTAGGTGAGAAACTTCCTGTCTATATGGAAAACCCCAAAGACATTGTAAACTATGACGCTATGGTTAAAGAGGTTGCTGACCGTGTGACTAAGTCAGAATTCAATACAGTTAACTCTAGTTATGATACAAAACTCACTCAGACTAATCAGGAAATAAACTTACGAGCTAAATCTACTGATGTTTACACTAAAGATGAAGGTGATGGACGATATGGTAGTAAAGCTGTAGTGGATAGACATGAATCTGAGTTGAAAGTAAATGCTCAGGAGATTTCTCTCCGTGTTAAAGACAATGAGATTGCTGCAAAGTTGAACCTCACAGCTCAGACTGCTTTGATTCAAGCTCCGAAGATAAATCTTGACGGATACGTAGAAGCTAAGCATATCAAGACAGGTAGCTTAAAAGGTGTCGTAATCATGACAGAAGATCCTACTTCTGCTAATAACCATATGAGACTTGAGAAGCAGAACCTTAATTTATACGGAACTGGTAAAGCTAGGGGATATTTAGGGTTCGTTCCTATTACGCAAGGAGTAAGAGAAGCTTTAGTGCTTGGTACTAACTATACAGACGCCACTTCTGCAAAGAACTGTGCCTTAGTATTAGAACATACGACTCCAGACCCGTCAAGCTATACAGATGCAGTTGCACGTATTGGTATATATGATGGAGTAAATAAAACTGATATGTCTTCATCTATTGAATTCTCTAAGTATGGGGACAGAATGGATTTAAAATCATTAGGTTCGATGTCAATATATGCTAAGAGAGACATTTCTATTAGTGCTGATGGTTCAAATAGTTTAAATCTACGTGCTGGAAATGGTATGAGTTTAAGGTCAGAAACTGGGTATTGGTCATTCCCTACTAAGTTAGCAGATCCATATTTCGATACTATCACACTTAGAGATGAGGGTAAGTTTGTTTCTTTATCTATTGACGGTAAGACAATGAGGGTTCATAGAGACACCCGTGGTAGGTATGGATTCTACTTCTTAGATAGATATGATGATATGACACCTTACCCAGACTATGCAGATGTCAATGGAGGTAATTTATGGGGCAGTGGTAACATCACAGCAGAAACAGGGGACATTGTAGCAAATGGAGGTACAACGGTAGGTGGTAACATCCGAGCTAAACGGGAAGTATCTGGAGCGTCTTGGAGCCAGACATCAACTAGAGATATCAAAACAGATATTTTACCTATTCAATTTGATGCTGTTAACACTCTTATGGAGTTAAAACCTAGCCAGTATCTATTTAAGGATGACGTAGAAACACTTGGCTATGATGAAATCAATAAAGATATAGATAAGTACCTGCAATATGGTTTCATCGCAGAGGATACTCCTATTCAGTTCCAAGGTAGAAATGGGAAGTCAGTCCTACCTTATTCCCTTATCACTGTAAACATTGCCGCTACTCAGCAAATACTTCTGAGACAGAACGTGCAGCAGGAGGAAATAAACTCATTAAAGGGAAAAGTTTCCTCTCAAGAAACACGCCTCAACGAATTAGAGGCACTTATACAACAATTATTAACTAAATAAGTGAGATTTTTCCTACAGAGCAGCAATAAGCTGGTCTTTTTTATTTTGCTTAAAATATCGGTTTAGATTAAATTTTACAGATTGAGAGAGGCGGAATTCGTCTCTCTTTTTATTTTGAAAGGAGCTGAATCAATGCAAGAAATTCAAGATTTAAAACAAGAAATCCAACAGATTAAGTTAGATGAGAAAGATATGAAGGATGACATTCGAAACTTAGAGTCCCGTACTTTGGGGAACGAAAAAGACATCGTTAATATAAATAAGCAACTTGATAAAATCAGTGCTAATACCACATGGATTCTCCGCATCATAATTGGTGCGATTGTAACTGCACTAATTGGATTGTTATTGAAGGGAGGTGTATAAGACTTGCCACTTACAAAAGAAAATATTTTAAAACGTTTGCGCAACTGGAAAACATGGGTTGCGCTTTTTTCATGCTTTGGATTAATTTTATCAGTTTTTGGAATGACCGGATTCGAAGGGAATTTGGATAAGGTCGAAAAGGCTGTTTATTTATTTGGTATTGCTTTGGGGATTTGGACTGATCATGAAGAAAAAGGAGAAGATGCTTAATGAAAAAATCGTTTAAATTCGTTTCCACCGTATTCATGACCTCACTGCTTCTATTTAGCCTTACTACAGAAGCTTTTGCGGATAGAACACTTATTATCGATGATTTACCTAAAGTACCATACCGTTATGGTGTAGGGGCTTACGAGGGCGTTGTGGCGCATAGTACAGCAACACCTGAAGCACCAGCTATTAATATTCAAAAGTATGAAACTCGTACATGGCGCAACGCATTCGTTCACTATGCAGTCGATTGGAACGAAACAATTCAAATTGCTGATACAAAGTATATTGCTTATGGCGGAGGACCTGGCGCGAATAAACGTTTTGTACATGTAGAGCTTTGCGAAACAAAAGATTACGAGAAGTTCAAACGTAGCTATGATAAATACGTGAAGTTGCTGGCTAAAATCTTGAAAGATAACAATCTATCTGTAGAAAAAGGATTGTGGACTCACTATGATGTGACGAAGTATTTGGGTGGTACTGACCACGAAGACCCACTTGATTACTTACGTAGTCATGGCGTTTCCGAAGCGCAATTCAGAGCGGATGTACAACGAGCATACAATAATTCTAGTGTGGACGTTTCTGTTCCTGAGAAACCATCTAAACCAGCAGAAGTACCAACTGCAAATGTTGAAGGAGTTGCATACATTCAAGGTAATAACGTTAATTTACGTAAAGGGCCAGATGCAAGCTACTCTGTTATTCGTCAGTTGAACAAACTGGAAGCGTATCAAGTTTGGGGAGAAAAAGATGGATGGCTAAACCTTGGCGGTAATCAATGGGTATATAACAATCCTTCTTACATCAAATTCGAGAAGAAAGAGCCAGTTAATCCAATTATAGGGAAGCGTGTTGTTGCTAAAGTGGACAACCTACGTTTCTATGATGCTCCATCTTGGCAGGATAAAGACATTGCTGGCACCTTAGATGCAGGGTTAGGATTTGCAATTGATGCCAAAGTAACTGTCAATGGTTCACTGCAGTACAAAGTACACAACAGCAAAGGAAAAACATACTATGTTACAGCAAGTGAAGCCTATGTATATGTGATATAAGAGAAAAGGGCTCCCGTAAAAGGGGCCCTAATTTTGTTGTTCAAGATATGTTAGAAAAACGTTCCACTATTACTTTCCGTTAAATATTTGGTATCTAAATAACCAAGGTTTTGAACATGTTGATACAATTTCTGTAGTAAATCCTCATTTTTACATAAAATACTAATATCATCACTATCAACTATATTTAACAAAAATTCACAATCACTATTAATAAAATCTGTTGCTGTAATTATTGATGTGTAATTTTCCTTTTCAGTAAAAGCAGACATCGTCAAAAAGAATAAATAATATTTCTGGTTTAAGGTATGTTCTAAATCACTCCCAGTTATGAAACGATCATTATTGAATGAAAATGCATTTGGAAAATCACCGTTAGAATCTTTAACGTATACTTCAGCCGTATCAATTTGCCATACATAGTTTTGGAAGTTAAAAGGCTCTAATAAACTCAGTACAGATAAACTGAAATTTTCATCTTCTGGAGCGTGGAAATGTATTCCTATATTCATTGTATGATAGCCTCCTGTTATTTTTAAATTTTAATATATTAATATATGTAATTTTATAATATAATAACATTCTATTATAAATAATGGAAATGGAGGAGAGTCTTTGAAATTATTGACGAAATTGGTATTATTCATCTTTTTATTTGCAACAGTTGCATTAGAAATACCTAATAATGTTTTAGCACAAGATAATGTCCAAGACAATGTCCAAGTTATTCACTTAACTGAGGACGAAATTGAAAAATTCAAAGAAGAATTAGCGAAACGTTCAGAAAATAATATTACGGATGATTCAACAAAACATTCTAGAACCAAAAGATCCGCAGCTGCTGGAGCTGGGGCTTTAGCTTTAGCTGAGTTTGTAGGACAAACTTTTTGGATCCCAGGTATAGGGCAAGCAGTTCTTATCACTGCAGCTGGTGTTACAGTAGCAGGTGTAACATGGTACGCAGGATCATGGATTTATGATACGGTTGCTGAATATTTAACTTCTAGTACAGCAGAAAAATACGAAAAAGCAAAAAAAGCAGGTCAAAAAACTGCTAATCATAAAGATGTACATGCTCACGATCTCGACGGCCCATATGGAGATCCGTATTCATCGGAAGATTTATATCATCCCGACCACGGACTTAAAAAAAGAAGATACTTTGGTAAAACAGGTAGAGCTGAAAAAGATATAGACTTTACCCATGGTAATGGGGATAACTCTCATACATTCCCACACGATCATACGTGGGATTGGTCTACAGGGTCCCCTAAGAGATCTACACACTCATCTTCAACTAAATTTCAGGGGTGGGTGTTTGAAGAAGAGCGTTGGTATTATTTTAATTCATCTTCCCAAATAGTTACTGGTTGGCAACAAATTAGCGATACTTGGTATTACTTAAGTGGTAGTGGAGCTATGCAAACTGGATGGCAGCAAATTAGTGGCACTTGGTATTACTTAAATAGTAGTGGAGCTATGCTTACTGGATGGCAACAAATTAATGGTAGCTGGTATTACTTAAATAGTAGTGGGACTATGCTTACTGGCTGGCAACAAATTAATGATAGTTGGTATTACTTAAATAGTAGTGGGGCTATGCTTACTGGCTGGCAACAAATTAATGATAGTTGGTATTACTTAAACAGTAGTGGGGCCATGGTAACTGGTCATCAAAAAATTAATGGAATAGAATATGATTTTTGGCCAGATGGTAGATGTATTGCGGAATAA